TACTCAGCTGCAAACTGGTCTTAATGAAATCAAAAGGTTTAGGAGACAGCATAGAGAAGTTTACTAAAGCTACTGGTATTAAAACCATGGTAGACACAATTAGCAAGGGGCTTAACGTCCCTTGTGGTTGTGAAGCCAGAAAAGGCGCATTAAATAAGATATTCCCTTATGAATCCAATAATAGAATTAAACAAGATTGGAAAAATTTAGATGGAGAATGGAAATTAATGGGCACAAAAAAATTATAATAAATGGCTTTTAAACTTAGTAACGCGCCGTACAGTACAGACAATACTCCAATTTACAATGTACCTATGGAAGATGGAGTTATGGGAAAAGCTAACAATAATGGTACTATAATATTAAACAAAGACCTAGATCCTTCGCAATGTCAGGATGTAATTAATCACGAAATGGTTCATATAAATCAAATGAAGCGTGGTGATTTAGATTATGACGATAACAATGTATATTGGAAAGGTAAAAAATATTCAAGAGCTGATATGAAAGAAGGGGCTAAAAATTTGCCTTGGGAAGCTGAAGCTTATAAAAACACATAATATGGCATTTATAATGAAACATCTGGGTGGAGGAAATCCACCAACACATATGCACGGCAAATCTCACAGTATTGATCCAGTTAAAGAAAAAGCTGAAGCTGAAGCTAAAGTTAATACATCTAACGCCCCAAAGGTTTATAGTGGAGGTAGCAGGAATATGGTAAATAATCCTGATGGCACAAGAACTTTAACTAGCACTAGAAACTATACACAAACAGGAACTGGTAAAGCCACAAAAACTTATAAGCAACTAAAATCAGAAGGAGGTGATGTAGCTGCAGCTAAAAAATTTAATGCTAAAAAATCTCGATCAGGCACAGAAACTGAATCTATTACTAGTGTTAATATAAAGCCATACGGAATAACTCAACCAAAAGTAAAAATAACAGGAGGAGCGCAAGTAAAAATTACACCACCTAAGCTAAATACAACACCAGAAAAGAAAAAGAAAAAAATTATTACACCAAGAAAAAAAAGCTATATTGTTCAAGACACAGGTAGGGCTATTGGAGATGCTGGAGAAGCAATTGGGCGTGGAGTAAAAAATACAGTTAGCGATATAGGATATGCGTTTAGCAGAAGAGGTGCGATTGGATCTTTATTTAAATGCAGAACTTGCAGATAAATGAAAAAAATTTGGGAATGGTTAAGCGGTAACGTTATCAAAGATGTTGGGGATGTTATTGACAAGCTTACAACTACAGACGAAGAAAAACTTCAGATTAAAAAAGAAATTCAAGTTATAGTTGAAAAAGCTGCAGCTAATGCAGAAGACCAAATAACAAAACGCTGGGAATCAGATATGTCATCTGACTCATGGCTTAGTAAAAACACGCGTCCTATGGCGCTTATATTCTTATCGTTTATGGCTATAGCTTTTATATGGGTTGATAGTCATCACGAAATATCTTTTACTGTAGAACAGGAGTGGATAGAATTATTAAAACAACTATTAACAACCGTATACGTAGCCTATTTTGGTTCACGTGGTTTTGAGAAATATAAATCAATAAGTAATAAATAAAAAATGGGACAATATCCAATAACAGCCGGAGTATTCGGCAAAGCAATGCGAGCTGTAGGCAAAACAGGAACTCCAGACGGTAAGCCGGCTTGGGTTTTTGAAAATCAAACAGGTGATTTAGGAACCTTATTAAACAGCTCTCTAATATGGTGTGGTGTTGATGGAGCTATAGAAGTTATACCTTCAGGTACTAGCTTAGGTTCTGTAAGCACATTAAGCAGATTAAACGCAGGTACTGGCTATTCTGCTTTAGCAAACTTACCAACAACATGCTCTAACAACATGGCTCAAGGTTTAAGTTTAACTATCACTGAAACAGGCGGTGTTATTGATACTGCTGTTATAGGAGACTCAGCAGGATCTGGTTACAATGTGGGCGACATAGTTACTATAGTTCAAACAGGTGGTGCTAATGGTACCTTTACTATTACAGCTGTAAATGCTGGAATTCCAATCGCCGCTCAGAGCATAGAATTTAAAGTAGTAGCTGGAAGCATATTACCAATATCTGTAGATTACATAACAGATTTTACAACAGTAACAGACGCAGATATAGTTATATGTAAATAACTAATATATAAGTAACTATATTAATATAAACAATTAAATAAAATCAAATTATGAGTAAAGAAAAACAAATGGTAAAAGCAATGATTACTGAAGAGCAATTAAAAACTGTTCAAGAGCAACAAGCTAAATTAACTGAAGGGCTGAGAACATTAGGAGTATTAGATGTTCAAAAACAAAACGTTCACGGTCAAATAGCTGAGTTATCTAAAGAGATTGAAGCTACTAAGAAAGAGCTAGAAGATGAATATGGTCAAGTAAATATTGACTTAAAAGACGGTTCTTACACTGAGATCGAAAAAGAAGATGACAAATAATATAAGAAAAATCAGCATAGGTTCTGATTATAAAACTGATGCGATGCATTATTCAGTCGGCCAGCAAGTTTATGGCGGTCATGAAATATCGCATATTTTATTAAATGAATCTGATGGTTCTTATAATATTCACATTAAAAAAAACAACGAGGTTATGCCATGGAAGAAATTTAATTCTAACATGGCTATCTCTGTTGAATATGATCTAGAGTATTGAAAAGTATATACGACTTTATTGTAGAACCAGTAGGAGAAAAATACAGTAATAAAGTTAAGGTAGGAAATAAAGAGTTAATTGTAAATACAAAAATTGAAGATTTTAAATTTGTAAATAGATTAGCTAAAGTAATTCAAACGCCTAAAGCTTTAAGTACAGGTATTGAAATAGGTGATATAGTTGTTATACACCAAAACGTGTTTAGAGTATTCTATGACATGAAAGGACTTAAAAAGAAAAGTAGATCTTGGTTCAAAGATGACTTACATTTTTGCGCTATAGATCAAATCTATTTATATAAAAATAAAGAGGGTTGGCATTCATTTAATGACCGCTGCTTTATAACTCCAATAAAAGACAATCAGTCTTTAACGCTAGATAAAGAGCAAAGCCTTATTGGTATATTAAAATACGGCAATAGCTCCTTAAAAGCACTCGGTATTAATTCTGGTGACCTTGTAGGTTATACACCTAACGGTGAGTGGGAATTTTTAATTGATGGCAAGCGTTTATATTGTATGAAATCTAATGATATTGTAATTAAATATGAATACCAAGGAAACGAAGTTGAATATAATCCAAGCTGGGCAAGTAGCAGTTGAGGAGCTAATCAAAGTAGCTAAAGAAGCTATTGTTGATTCAGGAGACGATATCACGGCAGATAGATTAAAAAATGCAGCAGCCACAAAAAAGCTAGCTATATTTGATGCTTTTGAAATACTAAGTAGATTAGAAGCTGAAGAAGCTTTGTTAAATGAAAAACCTAAAGAAGTAAAAGAAGAAAAATCTTTTAAAGGTTTTGCAGAAGGAAGATCTAAAAATGTATAAGCAAACTTTATATAAAGTCTTAAAAGACTACATAAAGCCTAAAGTTCTTAACAGAATGAATAGGTATAAAAAATGGGATTATGGTTATAACAAAGAACATGATTTAATAGTTATAAGCAAAACAGGCGAGATAGGCGAGATATATGAAATACAAAATCTCGTAATTGCTTTGCCTAAAATAAAAGATGTTTTTGAATTTGAAAAAGACAGATGGACTTATACACCATACCCAAAAGAATTAAATAGAATTAAATCTGTGTTTGACTGGGAAGAATACCCGTTGGACTTTAAAGAAAAATGGTATGACTATATTGACAAAGAATTTACAAGGCGTGAAGAAGGTTTTTGGTTCATTAATAAAGGTGTTCCTACTTACATTACTGGCACTAATTATATGTACCTGCAGTGGTCCAAAATTGATGTTGGGCAACCGGACTTTAGGGAATCAAATAGATTATTCTACATTTTCTGGGAAGCTTGTAAATCAGACACACGGTCTTATGGAATGTGTTATCTTAAAAACCGTAGGTCAGGCTTTTCATTTATGTCCTCAGCTGAATCGGTCAACCTTGCTACAATATCAACGGATTCACGGTACGGAATATTGTCCAAATCTGGTGCCGATGCTAAGAAGATGTTCACAGATAAAGT